CCACTCTTTACAGGGCATTATCTGCCCCTCCAAACCGTTCTTTTAGGAGAGCGGCCAAGCCACTATCTACAAGGAGTCGAGACCCTCATCAGATTTCTCTGAATCAAGAAAAGACTCATCGCAAATAGCTGACTCGTAAACCCATCGGACTTTCGTCCGCCAGGTACCCTTCGATACACGCGCAGCATAACCATTTTTCAATGGATTCTGCTGTTCGTGTCGGCGAAGTTTATACGCGTACAATGCATCCTCACGTGCACCAGTATATCGGGGCACGTAGACCAGAACGTGGCACCTAAAGCCATGATTCGGGTCTGCTTTGAATAAAGCAAGGGGCTGCAGAAAGCCGTCATCGCCTTCGACCCCATAAGGGACGGAAGGAAATGGCTTCAAACTGTAACTATTACGTAACAGTTTGAGCGCCTTCGCGAAGATATAATCTGCATCTTCACGGAGAACGCGAGCTTTGAACCGCAAAAGGCGGTTATGCGCACGTATAAGCTCAGAGGGATGTCTCACGACTTCCTTCTGGTAGACAGGTGTAACATCTTTGCAGCAGTGGTAATGCTTACCACAGCTCTCAAAGAAGTATCCGTCTTTGAATGACTTCTTAGAGTTCACCGTGAAACCACAGACTTCGAGTATTTCTACAACGGAGTCGTAGCTTCGCCGGGGAACAATAATGTCGTCACCGTAAACGGTCACCTGATCTACGCTACCGAGATTCTCTTCAACCGAACACGCAAGTGCCCAGAAGATGAGAGTCTCAAGCTCGAAACAGAACGCATTTCCCATTGATGCGAACTTTTCAGTCCGTATCCAACGCCCGTTCACACAAGTTTCGTGGGAGCGGATGTTGTCGAGGAAAAACGCCCAATCGAGCGGTAGCAAATGGTACACGAGTTCACGAGATATGGTGTCGGACGCAGCACTCAAATCGAGTGTTGACAACCCGCAATCTGCGGCTTCTGCCGCGCGTTGCTGGCTGATAGACTGTTGGTCTAGATCGACACCAAACCGCTTCAACCGGCGCCGCATATAGCTGTGAACACCTTGCTGGAGAAAACCATTTCCAGTAGGCTCCGCAGCAATGCAGCGGTCGGTCTTAGCGGATTTCGGTACAGTCAGGAAACGCGACCCTCTAACGATGTTAAAGTTAGAGGGTAATAGGGAGAACGCTCCTTGGGGAATGACTCCCAGGAAGCAGCTAGCCCAATGCGGATCTGACTCAACTACAGCTCTCATGTAAGGCAGAGCCGTAGCTGTCACCGAAATGGCTTGGGATATCTTTTTGTCGGGATATGCATCCTCTCGACCAAGGTCGAAAGTTGCTCCCGGCCCCCACTTACAGTCACCAAGCACGATAGGCAAACTAAGTCGACCGAGAACAGCAGCTATTTTACGTTGCGCTCTGAAAAGAGCAGATTCAACGCGACCTGTAAAGGGTCGGAGCTGAAGTTGACGGAAGGTCTGGTTTGTCAAACCGCACTTGGTCTCGGCGAGTATCCACTTGTCGAGTGCAACACGCTTCGGATTAACCGGAAGCTTCAGAGCCTTGTACTTTGAAAGGTACTCGGTAATGAAGTAATCCAGTTGAAACTCAGCTGTGTTTGTGGCTGTAATCTCAGGCAAGGGAAGACTACAAAGCTCTTCCTGGTTGTATTTAAAACACAACCACACTGAGAGAGACCTAGGTGAATCGATACGCTCGCACAGAGACTGTACAACAGCCTCCATAACATCACTGTTTGTGCAACGCATTGATTCCTCCGACTAGTACGGAGTGACCAGAGTCTCCACGAGAGCGATAAGTTGCGTCTCGGCTTGGAGATTCGCGGTCATCTTCCGCAGATCCTTACGGTTCTGCAGAGAACTCCGTTCCGGCATCACATATTCCGTGAAAGAACGCGGAACATAAGATACCGTCGGCGCAGGAGCAATACCGGAAACCGTGTTGTTTGTCACGTTTTCCAGAACAGGCTCATGCAGCCCGATAGTCGCGCGATACGTGCGCTGAGACGAAGTCTGACCAGCGACACCGGGCGGCGGGCGCTTCAGCTGATAGCTGATACGCCAATAACCAACCGGTGAGGCTTGGCTTTGATCTTCGAACCAGAACACGCCTTCGCGATCCGGTCCCAGGGGGACGAACGTGTGATTGACTGGGGTCGCCAGTGCATCAGCAAGAACGATGTTACTTGCAGCCATGAGTTTCCTCACTTAAAGGGCCAGACATCCGGCCCGGGGTTACTTCTTAATCATCTGACTAAGAAGTGCAGCTAGGCTCAGAAGCTGTTGCGAGCCTAAGTCGCTCCTAAAACTAGGAGCCCGAGGTAGAGGATATGACGTCAGTTTGGTTCTGTAAAATTCGATATACTTGATCGCAGATCTTGCATATCGACACTCTTTGTATTGCGGGGGATTATTCCCGAGATAGTTCTTCCGTTGACCGGAATCAGCTGTCTCGGTACCCTCGTATGCATAGAGTTCAGAAACATAACCAGACTTAAACCTCGTGTCATACAGCAACGAGGTCTCGGCGTTTCGCAAGAAACTGCCAACGTCATAAAACCAGTCCACAACAAAGGAGTAGGGAGTCAGCTCCCACGCAAGGCTTAACGGGTTCAAACTCGTCCATCGGTCGAGTGTTGCTCCCGGTAAAGTGCATGATATCACTATCCTGCACGCTTGCACACCTTTACCTTGAGATGTAACATCCCAGGTATCGTTGCAGATGTAGCGCTTGATACTACCAAGGCCCTCTAAAGGTCGTTTTGCACTCCCTCGAATCGTATTAATAGTTTCGAGTGTAATGTTGAGAGCTTCATTAGCGGCATCAAAGATGTCGCTCATGAGAGGCCTCCAACCGTACTGGAATGCAAGCCAACCATTGGCTAGGTCTTTCCCAGAGCCAAACTTCGATGAGTAGGCATAATTTCTCGCGTTAGCGATTGCCTTCAACATTCGAGCGGTTTGGCCGGCTTCGGCTAGGCTCACGCCTAGATCGAGGCCACCCCGAACTCTTTCGTTTAACCGATTGAGTGCGAGGTTGTAGACAGCTGACCTATCACCAGGTGGAGCTCCGGGACCGTCGTGCCAAGCAAAGTTACTGAAATAAGCTTGGACGTACGTCGGCAGTTTATCCCAAGGCATGGGCGGATACTTTGTCTCAAAACGGCCAACCCAATTCGTCGTTCGATTTATGGTATAGGACCAAGAGTTAGGGTCGTGATGGTTTCCCTTCACGATTCCGCTCGAAGCCACTTTAGCATATTTCAAATGGCGAGAAGTGTTGACGTATGTGGCAAGTATAGGCCCACCCTCACGATAATCCTGCTGATAACCGTTTGTATAAACGTATGTCTCGGAGTTCTTCATTGATGATCACGTCGGTATAGTACGAAAATACGAGACCACAACCCAAACCACGATCACGAAAACGATTGTGAAAGGGTCTAGAGTTATCGTATGCTTCATACGCACCTCCGTAAGCCATGGCATTCCTCGGAATAGCCATAAAGTACCCGCTTCTCACAGGTATTCATTTTGACGCCCTAGCAGCCTTCAGCTTGGCAGTCCGCCGTTGAGGAATGGTCTTGCGGTTAACAACCACAGTGGGCTCGGAGATATTCTTCCGAGCGACCGCCGGGGTTGAAACGGCAGCCCAAATCCTTACGAACAGATCAGCCAAGAACCTGAAGATTGCGAAAAAGCGCATCGTGATTACCTTGTGAAATCAATCGACGGCGCATTAAGCCTAGCCCACATGGAAGCCTCTCTGAAGAATACTTCAAAGTCTCGGCAGGTCCAACGTCCGATGTCCTCGAGCGAAAGCACCCCATAAACCGGGTGATCGTGAAGAAGATGTCGAACTAGGTACCAAACCGCTACAATGATGCAGTCCACAAGAGAGACCTCCAAGGGTTTAGACGTAATGACGTCGATTGTGGAGCGGGTC